CATCTTGTGGCGCGTCGGCGAGCTGTGAGGCTTGATGGTCTTGACCAGGACCTCGTAACTCGTGCCGTAGAAGTAGAGGCCGGGCAGCGAGTACAGAACGGTCATCTGGGCCGGCGAGTCGCCGACGTTCTCGCAGGCGATCCGCAGGCCGGTCGTGTTGTACCCGGATTCCACGACGCCGAAATTCAGGACGTCGGTGGTGACCCCGCTGACGTCCATGTAGGCGCCGACCGACGTTTTCCATTGCCAGCCGACGTCGCAGCTCGCGCTGAGGATTGTTCCGACGCCGGGCGGCAGGTTGCGGTTGATCGTGGCGCCATCGGCGGTCGCGGTGACGCCCGTCATGTTGCGGTAGGGGTTCTTGGTGTTGCAGTCGATCGTGATGGTGACCGTGGAGCCGTTCTTGTTGGTCACGGTACACGTGTACACGTCGGCGATCGCGACGCCGGAGTCCAGCCAGGTGGGCGTGCCCACCACCGGCGTGTTGAGGATGTTGACCGTCCGGAGGCGGAGGTTGCCGACGGGTTGCCCCACCTGCGACGCGAGTCGCAGGACAAGGTCAGCGCTCATTGTGGTCTCCTAGATGCGGTAGAGAGTCAGCTCCACGCTGCACTGAGTGCGCGCGGCCAGTTGAGCCGAACCGTCGGCCAGGGTCTCCGGGTATGCCTCGGGGAACGATTGACCGGCGCGCAGGAACGGCGTGATCTTCTGCTCCGACTTCGGCCCGAACATGCAGGTTGCCGGGGTCGCGGCCGCGTGGGTCAGCACGGTCACCGGCCCGCTGCCGGCGAGGAGCTGTTCGACGATCGCCACATCCGCCCCGGACATGACCTCCCAAGCGAGATGCAGCTTTCGGCTCTCCACGGTCTGCGGGACCTCGGTGACGATCGCCTGCCCTCCGATGGCGACGGAGACGGTTCGCAACGACCCGCCCTCTTCGAACCGCGAGACGATCTTGGGCGGAATCGTCACGGTCAGGACGACGGCGTCACGCGTGATCGCGGCGAAGCTCACCGCGCGCTCCGCGTGGTCTTCTGGCGGTCCCCGTCAATCATCGACTGGATCAGCGTTTCTAGGTCCGGCGAGGCGAACTCAACGGGAATGCGAACCTTCAGGTTGGCGGCGGCGGCAGCGAGCTGCTCCTGCATCGAGTCGAGGCCCTCTTTCGTTCCGTCAACGAAACCGCCTTTGATGCCACTCTTGAACTGGGCCTCCACTCGCGCCAACTCAGCGGCGTTCGCAGCGGACGCCTCCCGCATCGCCGCCGGAAGGGTTCCCATGCCTCGGAGGAGATCGCCAACCCAGAGATTGTTCTTGCTCTTGATCGCCTCCGCCATGTTGTCGAGCACGGGCGGCACGTCCACTCCCATCTTCTTGGCCTGCTCGATGACTTCGAGAATCTTCGGACCGGCGGCTTCGATGATCTGCTGGGCGTCGATGCCCTCCTTCTGCATGACCTGGAGGTCCACCATCGTCTTCTTGAGCTGATCGCGGATATCCGTCTTGGTGACCACGCCGTAGAATCTGTTCACCTGCTCCGTGTAGGTGGCGAGCTTCTGCTGGTTGTCGCGGATCTTGTTTCCCAGATCGATGTAGTACTGCGTGTAGCCGTCCCGGACGCTTTTCGTCGCGTTGACCACCCGCCCGTGTTGCTCCACCGCTTCGATCAGCTCCGCCAGGCGCTTGGCGTTCTCCTTGGTGCGCACCGCCTGGAAATCCCATTCGGGACCGCTCAGTTTCAGGCTGGCCCGCATGTGCTCGTACTGGGCGGCGACACCCTGGAAGCGCTCCTCGCTCGCCGCGAGGGCCTTCGCGTACTCGGCGACCGGTCCGGAGGCGGTCGTGAAGAGGGCTCCCGTGCCGGTAACCTTCACCAATAGGGTCCCGATCGCCGCACCAGCCGCGGCTGCCGCCACCACGAGTCCGACCACCGGGCCCGCACCAAAGGCCGCAACCACGGCCGAGACGGCACTCGTCGCTGTCTTCATGGACATGAGGGCGTTGGCACCCTCGAGCACCGACCTGCTCATCATGAGGGCGGATCTGCCGATCGTCGCGTAGCTCGAGACGCTCGTACCGGCCACACTGTCGAAGACGATCGCCATCGCGCTCAGCCGCCGGCCCACATCCCCGGCAGCGGCGCCGGCCATGAGGAGGCCGGTACTTGCCGCCTTCCCATGCCGCCCGGCGTCGGTACCGAACTTGTTCAGGCTGATCGTGCCGGCCGCGAGCTTCGCCTGGAAGTCGGAGGTGTCCGCCCCGATCCGCGCGTAGATCGAGCCGATGGAACTTCCGGCGCCGGCCATCTAGCCTCCGACAGTCCACCGGCGGATGTTGGCGGCGATCCCCTCAAGCATCTGGCGCGAGAGCCCATCCCGCAGGAACTTCACGGCGGGGCGCATGAACGGCTGGGCCGCCATGTTCGGGCGCCGCTGCCCCTGGATGTACTTGCCCTCCTCGAGCTTCTTCTGGCGCTTGAACTCCCGCTTGCTGAGCACCAGCATGTTCGACTCGTAGCTGGCGAGACCTGCGGCAGTGCTCTGCAGCATCCTCTTGCGCAGGGCCAGCGAGGCCTCATAGTTCGCCCGGCGCCGCTTGACGCGGGCGGATTCGCCGCCGCTGCGGCCTGTTCCCAAACCGAACTCTTGGAAGACGCCGTAGTACACCGCAGCGCCGAGCCGTACCCAGTAGTAACAGAAGCCGCGGCCGATCTTCATGAGATCCGCAATGAGACCGCCCGCGAGCGCGCCGGTCCGCTTGGGTGCCAGCGATGCCATTATATCCTTGAGTACGCCGGCAGATCCCGCGACGATCGGCCGGATCACCGCGCCCTGCACGGAGGTACTCATCCCCTCCATGCGACGCAGCATCTCCTTCGTGCCGACCATCGTGACCTTGATTCCATCCACGGCGCTACTTCTTCCCTCGGCCGAAGATGCCCACCAGGCGGTTGTACAGCCGGTCACCGACAACAAGTGGAGGCAATGCTTCGTCCCTCGGACGCGCGGAGGCCGGCTCGCAGCCGAAGCCGTACCATGCCTGCCACTCGGAGAACTCGGGCGAGTCCATGCAAGCTCCCAGCTCCGCCGCCGTCATCCCGAGCTCACGGGCGAGGAAGAAGAGGAACCAGCGGCCGGAGTGGCGGCGGAGCCTTTTCCCAGGGCGTCCAGGTCTTCGGCCCGCAGGCCGTTGAGCCGCAGGGCAACCGCGAACGCCGGCTCCAACGCGACGGCCGGGAGCGCCTTTAGCGCTTCGAAATCGCCGTCAGCGAAAATGCGCGTTCCATCCTCCGCCATGAGGCAGCGAGACAGCAGCTCGGCGCGCAGAATGCCCTGGTCGCTGGCCGCCTCGACGACCCGGCGGTCGAAAACGTCGCGCTCCGCGACGCTGAGCACACGGATCCCCACGATGCCGCCGAGGACAGGCAGATCGACGAGCTCCGGGGCGATGGCCGATGCGAGGATCTGATCGCGAGTCAACCGGTTCATGCCGCCTCCTGCCAGGTGTCCTCGTTGATGGCGAGCGTGGTCTTGACGGTGATCAACTTGTCGAAGGGGACGTCGATGGGGAAGCCGCTCACGCGGGCGGTGAACGTGAAGATCTTCGTGCCCGTCGAGGTCGGGATCGTCAGCTTGAAGTTCTCATCGGTGCCGGCGATGCAGGCGTCATAGAGCGCCTGATGTACGGCGTCGGAACCGTTGTAGAAGAACTCGATGCCGACGGTCCCGCTCCGCTTCTCGCTGTAGCCGTCCTTCTTCTCGCGCACGGTCGTTGGACTGGATCCGGAGGTCGAGTCCAATTTCTCAGGGTCGCCGGCGCCCGGGGGATCCGGCGTGAGCTTGGTGACTCCCTTCAATTCGGTGAACACTTCCGGGGTTTCCCCATCCCCGTGCTCGATCTTCATTCCCCTCGCGAATACCGCTGTGTCGTTCGACATATCAATCCTCCGTGTGCTGTATGCTCAATTGCACCACTCTCCCAAAGAGTTTGAGCGTCTCCTCGTAGAGATCCTGTCCCTCTTCGGCGGTGGCCCATCCAATCGAGACATCGCCAAGAGGCCCCCTGGTCCCATCGAGCGCCTTCCGCAAGACGCGCGCCAAAGTTGTCGCCTCCGCGTAGCTCTTCGCCCAACACGTCAAAGCGTAGGTTGACTCGACGGATGATGTCGGGCCGTCCGCAGCGCGCTCCCGGGGCCCAGCCATGCGCTGATGGACGATCACGGGATAGGGCGGCTCCTGTGGTATAACCACAGCATAGAATCGGGTCCCGATGATCGCCGCGACATCGACCTGCGCCGTGACGAAGGTGAACAGCCCTTCCTCGATCGTCACGCCGCCGCCTCCGGGATCTCCCGGCACATGAGCTGCAGCTCGCGGTGGCGTTCCTCGGGGTCCACGATCGAGAGGATCTCGAGCGTCCTGGTGTCGTGGATCACGCGCATGGTGGTGTCCAACCCGGCTCGGTAACGGATCCGGACTCGAATCTGACTCTCCGCGGCCACCTGCTGCGCCTGCCAGAACTCCCGACCCGAAAGGGGCTCGACCGCGGCGTACACGGTGGCCACGTCGCTCCAGCCCTCGATCACTTCACCCGCAGTACCTTGGGTGATGGTGAGCTGCTGGATGGTGACCCGGTGGCGGAGGCTGCCGGCCTTCATGGGCGGGATCCCATCGCGACCGTTACGGCAGGCGGATGACGGCGAACTTGATCGTGTCGGCGGAACCCGCGAACCAGAGCTTGCCGTCGGTCTGGCGGAACGCATCGCTTCGGAACGGGCCGAAGAACGCCATCTTGCCGGCATCCAGGTTGTAGCCCGCGATGGTCGCGGTCCGCCCGAAAGCATCCGTGGCAC